GATTCGGGTGAATTATCGCCAGATATGGCTGAGCAGGAGTATTTCTGTTCGTTCTCTATCGGAGCGATTGGAGCGTACTATGCAAAATACCTCAACCGCATGGAATTGAATGACCAAATTGGAATGGTTGATTGGGAACCGAACTATCCAGTCTGTACTGCATGGGATATAGGTATGTCCGACCAAAATTGTATTTTGTTCTTCCAGCAAATCGGACGACAGATTAACATCATCGATATGTATATCAATTCAGATGTGGGTATGGAGCATTATATAAACGTCATCCAAGGGAAAGAATATACGTACTCTAAGCATATAGGTCCTCATGATCTTGAAGTGAGAGACTGGACAGCTGGTGGTATGACGCGATTAGAGAAAGCGGCTCAATTGGGATTACACTTTTCAGTGGCGCCAAAGCTATCATTGATAGATGGCATTGAATCAGTACGGACAACGTTGCCACGTATTTATGTTGACGAGAAACGCTGCAAGCAGTTAATCTCAGCATTACGCAACTATCGCAAAGAATATAACCAAGAGACAAAGATGTATAACAACAAGCCGTTACATGACTTTAACTCTCATATTGCTGATGCATTGCGTTATTTATGCGTTGGATTACCGCTGGTTAAAGCAGATACTACGCCTGAAGAATTGGAACAAAGATATCAACGAGCAATGTATGGAGATCGTGCCAATATGCCAGGCATATTCCGAGACGATCTGCCAAATTACTAGGAGACCTTATGTCTTTACAAATGATGCGCACAGAATCGGGCGTGATTAAGAAGCGTGATGAAGTATGGGCTGAAATACAAAATCATTTAATCATCTTATTTCGTGGCAGTGAGATAGAATATATCTATAAACGAGACGGTGATCTTAAATATGCGCTCTATTTTGATGGTAGAAGTGATTATGGATATAAATTCGAGAATGTAGTTTCTAAATGGGATAACGAAAAACAAGCGTATATGCCAACTGTTAAATCGCAACGCTTAGGGAGTGACCTTCTTCCAGAACAATTCTGCATTGCGGTCATGGATGCTTATAAGAGCGGCATGAAGGGCAAAATAGTAATCATGGCTGGCCCTGATCAAAAACCAATAATTGGGACTGGTCGATGAAGAGATTATTATTTTTACTACTCAGCATGCCGATTTGCGCTATGCAAAATCAAATTACTCCTGCTCCAAGTGATACTTCCTCTGATGAAGATATAGTGGCAGCTGCATTGCCTTCTGATTCTCCGGCACCGCATCCTAAGTTGATTCCTTTAATGGCAGCTAATTTAAGATCGAGTACTAATCCTGAAACGGAAGTTGTCACTAAAGCATTGATTGAAGCGGCCAATGATGTTTTAAATAACAGTGTGAGCAAGAAAACAACCGGTTATATCACTGCTGGCTCAACCATATTGGGTGCAATTATAACGGCATTAGCTTCTACTTATGGCAATACTAAATGTTAGTGAATCACTATGAGATTAGATGATATTGAACGCTTATGTTTCTTGTACGAGTTTACTAAGGAAAGCCTTGAGATTGAGGGTATATACAGACCGCCTCGTGTTTTAGAGATATCTACTCTTCATAAATTTCTGTTATTGCCTGAGATAACCATTAAAGATCTCGAGAGAATAACTAAAATATACCAAGATACTGCGGTTCTTAGAGATCAAGAAGGCATGAATGTACGCGTGGGTAAATATCGTCCGCCATCAGGTGGGCCAATTATACGCACTATGCTACAAGAATTGCTCGATAAACAAAGAGATCTATCGCCATGGGAATTGCATAAGCAATATGAGAAGATTCATCCGTTTACGGATGGTAATGGCAGATCTGGCAGAGCATTATGGTTATGGCGCCGCGGCGTTGATCATTATAATGTGCCGTTTCTACGAGCAACGTATTACGAAAGACTTATGGAATGAAAAATCTCGATCGTATTTTAGAGCTGCTATTCGAATCTGAAGAATATGAATTGATGCAAATGCTGCAAGAAAAATACCAGCATACCTATGAATATTCTGCCTTTTTGGATAAGAAAACGCTCGGTGATAAGCACTGGGCAGATTGTAAAGATTGCCCGCTAATATTCTCCGAAGAACCTGTTGCATTGTGTGATAAGCATAAACAATGGGTAAAAGGTCATGAAAAGCCTAATCTTCAATATGATAATCTATTCCCGCAAGGTTCTACGATTGATTTCGAAGTTCCTGTAGCTTTGGTTGCTTTAGGGCATACTGGGCTGAATTTCCCGCCATGGGATGCACGTGAATGGAATCATCCGGATAGAAAGCCAATAAACATTGCTGTTGATGATATCTTTAAGCAATCAGTAGAATATGTACGTAATCACGTGGGAGTATCGCCATTCCTTCATTGGGACCATAAGGGATCTTTTAAAGAAGGTGGCCTCTATCGCGCAGAAAAACGTGGTGATCAAATATGCTATATGGTACGAGTTGGAGATCTGCCCGATGAAAAGCAAGATGAACTGGATAAAGTTCAGTGAGGAGAAGCCTGCTAGAAATCCGCATCAATTGATTCTGGGTTTTTACTGTGATAATGGCGAAGTGCGAGTGCTCTTTAGATCGGAAGAGGGAAATGGCGTTGCATGTTTTCGCGTTGATGAATGTGGATCATATTATAATGCTCCTGATTATTGGATATATATAAAAGACATTGAACGTCCTGACGAGTGTTAGGTATGTCTACTATAAGTAAAGAATGCCAAATAATTGGATGTAATGAACTTCGGGGATATAAGTTTTACGGCGATGAAGATGATTTTGATGAAGTCTATGATGACATTTATTCTAATCCTCCGTGGAGATGCTATTCTTGCGCCGAAAAAGGATTACTAAACAAACCACTGATGAGTGTTAAGATGGAAAAAGATACAATAAACCGATGGCAAAAGATCACCGAGATACAGCGAGCTATTAGAGATATACTGCTATCGCTGAATGAAGTGCTTGAAGATGATCGTAGAGATATATGTCTTGAATATAAATGGATGCGATACAAAACAAGAGCGCCGCACTGCGACAATGATAAAAAGCTGCTCTATAGAGATCGTATAAAGATACTCAAGAAGATGCTGAATGATTGCCTGAGGGCAGAAGTTAAGCAGGCGTTGGTAGATAAAGATCTTCCCGATGCATGGTCATCAATTCGTATGTTTGATAGCCTTTCCGATCCCCAAAAGTACCAGTACTCATTAGAAGAAAAACTTGAAGATATGGAACATTATGAAGTTGATAATGCGCAATATGGATTCAAAAGACCATTGAATGAGACGAGCTATGCCGTACGAATGCAACTTGAGCCTTTAGATGATCATTATGAGTTAGAGTTAGAGGAAGATGATGAAGTTACTCAAGCGTCTGACTGAATGGTGGATAAGCGTGGGTAATGGCAAGCTCACGGTTACTTCATTAGATAATCCCTTTATTTCTAAACAAACAGAACAACAAGATCCGCGAACTCAAGAAGTACGCAAGAGAGTGCGTAAAGCATTCGAAGAACAAGCGCAACAGATCTCTATGATGGCTATGAAACAACATGCATGCCAAGATCCGCTCTCTTGTAAGAAGGAAAAATGCTTCGTATTCGAACCAGATAAGATAATATCTAAGAAGCCAATAGTGACGAAGAAAAAGACGAACTTTGAACGCTGGGAAGAAAAACGTAAGAAGAAGTCTTATTACGACGAGAATGCATAAAAGATACCGATGAAGGGATCCAAAGTCCCGAATTTAAGAAGGTTATTGAGTTGCCGCTCAGTAACCTTCATTCTTTTTAATGTATAAAACTTGAACGTACAACCGTATCGTTCTAGGATGTCAATAAATTCTAGAATAAGGGAGTGCGAATGTTATTTCCCCAGTTGGGACCCACCTATTATGAAGAAAGAGACAAGGGCATTCTTGCCCGGATGGAAGCATTCTATGCAGAATCAATAACCATCAACCAGTCTTTTTGGGGTGAAGCCGATACAGACACCAGATTCGAAGTAGGTGATCAGTCTTTGTGGACTGACCTATATGGTAATCTTCCAGCAAATCGTCGACGTCAGTTTAGTTTTAACCGCATACGACGCGTTGTGAACATGATTGAAGGTCATCAACGACGCAATAGAAAGTCTACCATCTGCGTTCCGGTTGAAAATGCTTCTGAAGAAACTGCCGATCAGTTAACTAAAGTACTTATGTGGTGTAATAACACTGAAGGTATCTTAGAGACCATCTCTGAATCATTTAAGGGAGCCCTCGTAACTGGTATGAACCTTCTGCAAGTGTGGGTAGATTATCGTTCTGATCCCGTTTCTGGAAATATAAAAGTTGATAACTGCCCCTATAATGCCTTCCTGATTGATCCGTATTTTCGTAAAGCGGACCTCAGTGATTGTAATGCCATCTGGAAACGATCATTCGTTACAAAACGTGAAGCAATATCATTATTGCCCGATCATACAGACGAAATACTTGGCCTGATAAATTCAGATACCGGAGTCTCGCGTGATGCAAAATTTCAGTTCACTCCAGAATCATATAATTATGGCTATAAGAATTTATTAACGTACGATGAATTCTATTATCGTGACTATCGGACAAAAACAATACTGGTTGATACACAAACTGGTGAAGTTACTGAATGGACTGGGGATAATGAGCGTCTTGAGATATATCTCAGAGCATTTCCTACGATTGAAGTACAAAAGACTGAAGTTCCAACGGTTAATTTAGCCATTGTTGTACAAGGTAAAGTGATGTACCACGGGCCTAATGTCTTGGGGATCGATACTTATCCTTTCATACCAGTATTCGCTTATTACAATCCCCAGATGCCGTACTTCCCGTTTCGTATTCAAGGCGTCGTCCGTGGCTTGCGGGATGCTCAGTATCTTTATAATCGTCGTCGAATTATTGAATTAGATATCTTTGAGTCGCAAATCAACTCCGGTTGGAAGTATAAAGAATCTGCGTTAGTGAATCCGGGTGATGTTTTCTTAAATGGACAAGGTCGTGGTCTAGCGTTGAAACGTGATGCGCAGATGACTGATGTTGAACGCATACCACCGGCAAGTGTTGATCAATCTATGATTCAGATTACTGAGCTTTTGGGTAAAGAGATCCAGGAAGTTGCGGGTGTATCAGATGAGCTCTTAGGATTTGATAATAAAGAAACGCTTTCTGGTTATCACGCGATGCTCAAGATGTCGTCATCAACGACTACGTTGCAGCCTTTGTTTGATAATCTTGATCGTGCTCAGAAATTATTGGGATCATTGATGATTCAGGTCATTCAAAATAATTTTACG